CAACTAGCAACAGAGGAGAATGAGCTTTATGTTTAATTTAGCCGATTACGAGCCAGTAGAGGTGAGACTTGAAAAGTTTATTAAGGACTATCCAGATTTCCGCATATCAACTGAGTTGGAAGTTGTCGAGGCTACTCGATACATTGTTAAAGCTTATCTATTTAAGGATGAACAAGCAATCATCGCTGCCACCGCTAAACTCAATGCAGACCTCAAGGTGCTTGGGGCACTTGGTATGCAGAATGTAAAGCTCCAAGACATCAAGTCAATCCTTGATTCATTAAAGCCTAAAGATTTGATTAACATTGCTAACCTAGAAGAAGCCCTGAGACTGTTAGCACAGATTAATCTTGCTTCAACTGGATCTAAAACAACAGCACCGCCGCCTGCACCAGACTCTAAAAGAGCAACAATTGAATTAAGCAATTCCACCCACCACATACCATGTGTCTGTGCCAGTCTTAATACATGCTGCTGATTTATACTGTGCAAGGGTAGGAGCTGCTGCTACTGCGCCACCTGATAGGACTGTAGTAGTGCCAGATGTTACAGCTGAGATTGTGCAGACACCCACGCCAATGTTAAGCACAGTAAGCACAGTACCAATAGGAAAAGCCACAGATGCGTTAGTAGGGATCTTAAAGGCAATCGCTGTTGCCTTGTTCATGATCTCAAGCACTTGGTACTGGTCAGCAGATACCGCTGTATAGTCTGCTGTGTTAGCTGTGCCAATGGTGAAGGATGTAAGTCCGTTCATCTGGCTTGCTGCCAAGACCTGACCTGTGCTGAATGGGAAACCTGTTGCCATGATGCTCCTTAGTAACTGAAAACGCTAGTGTCTAGAATACCGTATAAAGACGAGTCAAGGATGAAACCATCGATGATCGGCTCTGCTGTGCCGTAGCGCACTTTCCACGAATTAGGTGTGATTGAGTGGGCAACATTAAAGACCTGCACTGTCTTAGATAGCGTAGTGCTATTAGGCTGGGTCGTAGTGATACTGACTGGAGTAAAGAAGTCCATTGTCAAAGCTGCAACAGTGCCAGCCGTGTAGTTATCCTGCTGAAGATCTAGGGTCAGCTCATCCACGCGGGTTGAAGTCTCTTTACGAGATGCGATAAAAGCCTGTGCATAATCTAGAGCCTCGGCATCGGTCTGCATAAGAAGCCCTGATTGGTTATAGCTGTGAGTAAAGTACTTAGCAATAGAGGCAGCATCACTGACGGTCTGGACTGTGCCACCTGTGCGGGTGACGGTTGCTAGGTTATAGATCTGGGTGTCATCAAAGACCCACTTGACATCAAAGTAGCCAATGCCTGTGCCGTTATCATTAAAGACAATAGGAGCCCCTGCGATAGTGCCGACTGTGACATTGCGATCTTGAAAAGCGCAGCGACCCTGTGCATCCATGTAGATAGCGCCATACTCAGTAGTAGCAACAGTCTGCAAAGCTGCTAAGGCTGTGCGCTGTGTTGCTGGATCTGCCTGCACAGTAGTTAAGCCTGTATCGACATCTCGAAGCGCTAAAGGCCAGCCGATAGTGTCAAGAATCTTGCTAATGCGTGAGCCTGTGGTCTCACCTGCAACAGCATCGACTACACCAAAAAATTGTGCATTCTGGAAAAGTCTAAAGCCATCAACTGCCGTGACTGTGGTATAGACAAGATCACCCTCGAACTTAGGGGTCGTAGTGTTATAGCCTGTAATGTAGCCGGCAAAAATTGGGTAAGTCGTACCGCCATAAGTAGCAGTAATAGTTATCTTACGCATTGGGCTTAAGTAGGTGTAATAAGGGCTGGCCGTATTCTGCGGGTTGAAGTCACCATTCTGGTCAATGATGCGAACTAAAGCTGTGCCAGTCTGAAAGACTTCTGCTGAGATCTGTCGGCCTCGGTTAGTCTGTACTGAGTCAAGAAGGTTAGAGACATCGACTACGAGGCTTGCTGGGCTATCTGAGAGTACATCTGCACCATCTAGGAGCGATGAGTCAAGGATAAATGGATAGCCGAATGAAGCCCCTGTAGAAAAGTCAATGACTACATTGATGACTGGTCTGGTCACAAAGTGCCAGCCTGTACGAGTGAGTCACCTCTGCGGTTTAACTTGATAAGGGAATCTTGGACTAGGTTCACAAGCTCATCTGGGTTAGCGATGGTGTTAGCGTAAATGTTTACTGTTGCTGCTTCTGCTGTGCGGAAGGACTGCAATGCACCTGAGTTGCTATAGATCGAGCTTGACTGTAGTGCAGCAGTCTTAGCGGCTGTGTCTAGGTCTAGTAAGTCTGCGAAGGCATTAGCGCGAGCTGCTGCGGCATCCGCGTATTCTAGAATTGCTGAAATAGATCCCTGAGATGCTACCTCTTTAGAGATAGGCGCAATAAAGTCACCGACTGGGATTCCAGAGCCTAGAGATGCGCTAGTTGGAACAGGCGACTGAGAACCAGCCTGTGCCTTGGCTAGCAAGTCAATCATCTGTTGGATCTTTAATAGAGCAGCATCTAGGTTAGCCTGATTGATTAGATCGACTGGCTTGAGACTGTCAAGGATTGATTTGATGTCTTGTAGCTTTACATTCTGACCAGTAATGGCAGCAAGGGATCTAAGGTCTGCATTGAGTTTGTTTGTAGCAGCAATGATGGCTTGCTCGTCCTTGGCTGCTATAGCATCTTCCAAGGCAAGGATTGAACGCTTTACATTGAGGCGAGCAGTATCGTTAGCAATTTGTAGTTGCTGTGTTTGAGTGGTTGCCTTACCGAGTTGCTCTGCCTGAGATGTGAGGGCTGCCGCAATCTGGATCTTGTCCATGTCAAAGATCTCTTCACCCTTATTAAGGGCAAGATTCGCCTTGTCGATTGCTTGCTGTAGTTTGCGATTCTTTAGCTGCTCAGCAGTCTCTTTAGTAAGAGCCTTATTCTGTGCAGTGGTTTTCTTTGTAATAGCAAACTGGTTTTGTAATGACTTCAGGTGAGCGTTATCCGAAGCCTGTGCTGTGGCTGTCTGGACTCCAGCCTCACGCAATACTTCTAAGTATGTTCCCAAGATAGGGATCATGCCCACATTGAGATCACCCAAGATAGGGATGCTCTTAAGTTTAGCCGCTAAGACTCCAACCCCACGAATAACATCTGCAAGATAAGTTGCTGTCTTTTCCATGTTAGCCGCTAGGTCTGCAACGCTTGTGTCTTCACCAAGGTTAGTTAGCGCATCGATTAAGCCAGTGCCAATGATCTCGCTTACATTAGCGGTTGCGACACCTAACTTGTCAATCGAGCCTTGGAAAGTATTGGCAGAGGCGGTTGCTGCTCCTGCAAAGGTTGTCGTCAGTTGCTCTGTGATGTCTTGGAAAGACTTAGCCTTAAGGTCTGCCTTTGAGATGCCAACGCCAAGCTTAGAAAGTGATGTATTGTTTCCTAGGTAGGCTTTGCTCAATGCAGCAGTTACCGCTGTTAAATCTTTGCCAGTCGAAGCCGAAATGTCTAAAGATAGATTGAGAAGTCTCTGTGCCTCTGCTGTGTCGCCGGTGGCTACTGCCAATGTCTGATAGGCAGGGCGTAGCAAGTCATCAACAATGCCGAACTCACTCTGTAGTCGCTGGATGTATGCCTCAGAAGTAGCGGCATCTCGACCAAGCCCAACATTCTTTAGTGCTAGGGCTAACTGCTTCTGTGCCTTCTGATCTTCAGCTGCGGCCTTGATTGAAGCCTTGCCATAAGCAATGACTTGGGCAGTACCGAACGCCAACCCAAAAGTTTTAGCCAGTTGCTTAACATTCTTGGTAAGTTTCTCTGTGGAAGTCTCAGCTTGCTTAAAGGCTTTCTTGCCAGTGAACTCGGCAAGAATGTCAATAAATACATTAGCCATGATTAGCCTCTCACTGTTGCTCTAGCATTAAGTTTATCTGCTGTATTTTCAATAGCCTTGATAACTGCAACTGTTGCTTTTCCATTATTTTCTTCATAAGCGCGATACAGGGCTCGGCCTTCCATCTGCTTATTGCCTTTCATGGTTGCCTTAAATTTGCCGTCTTGGTTTTGCACAAAGCGACTGTCTGGCTTGATGCGACCCATAATCTCATAAATTGCGCCAGCTCTGCTTTTGTTAAATACGCGAGCTAGTGATCTAAAACCCCTCGCATTAGCCTTAGAAGGTGTTGTTTTGTATCCAACTCCAGCTTTAACAACGCGAGCATTATAGGTAGGAAAAGTGCCTTCTGACATCTGACGAGGTAGCCAGCCACTAAGGACTTCTCCTTGATCTGGGAGATAACCTTTAGCAGATTTAGTGATGGGCTTCAGCGCATTAGCAATTTCAACTGACATTTTTTTGGACAGATCAGGTGTGAACTTGCGAAGAGCTTTGCGGAGTTCAACGCCGCCTTTGACGCTTGCTGGCATCTTGAGACTCCTTCGCTTCATCCTTGAGCCCTTGCACAAGTGCATCGAGCATGTTCTTGTCTAACTCCAATAAGTGCTGTGGCGCAATCCCCAATCTAATGCTTAGCCTAGCAATTAGATAGGTGAATGGAAGATCGCGCTTTAAGCTAAAGGGTCGGAGTCTAGAACCTCGACACTCTTAAGTGTCTCGATAAACTCCATTCCGAAAGGCTTAACAGTTTCACCTGACCTGCGGATAATTTCGTGAGCCAAAAGGTAGACATGGCTCTGAAGCTCTTCCGTTCTGAAGGCCTTATGAAACCCCATCTTTGTGTGCTGTTCGAAAAAGTATTCGACAGCAGGTGTGATTTCGCCCTCTATAACGCTTCCATCATTACGAACGATCTTTAGTTTTGCCATGTGTTTGCCCCTTTGTTAGTTGATTATCAGCTTGTTGTGATTGCGATTGTGCCCATAACATTCCATGTTACAGACTGAGTTGATAGATCAGCAACAGCACCATTTACAGGTGTTGTGTTATTGATCAAGCAAGTCATTGTGTATAGAGGGTTTGTTGCTGATACTGCATCAGATGTCTGCTTGAATGTAACAGTAACGCTTGTTCCCCAAGTAGTGTTCAATGTTTGAAGTGTCTTTGCAGATTCTCTGTCATTTAGGAAGTCGATTGAAATGCTGGAAGCCTCGAGCCCCTTAACATAACGATGACCTGCATCCCCGAGACTTGTAACTTCAAGCTCGTCAAATGCGCGGTTAATGACCACATTTGTTACCAATGATGAGAGATCAACCGAATTAACAGTTAGAACTCCTGTATTTGCTAAATAAACTGCCATCGGATTATTCCTCTTCTTTCTTAGTTACTGGCTTTGCTGCTGCTGGCTTTACCTGACCGATTTTGATCAGGAACGCTTCGTTCTCTTTTTCCCACTGTGCCATGTCGGTCATGGTTAGCTCCAACTCGTTAGGATTGATACGGACATCTCGCAGCTGAGTAGGTCACCCGAAGCAGCGTTGAGAATACTAGGTGCGCTGATTGCGCTTACATTATAGACCAGAGATGATGCGTTTAACTTAGCGAACACACCAACGACAGTATCTTCAATGCCGTTGAGATTTCCCTCATTGTCAAAGAGTGGAACAGTCATCACGATCTTGAAGTTAGCCATTGGGCTAATAGAAATCTGGCTATTGTTGTTAGGTGTTAAGTAAGGATCATCTGGAGACACGATCACAGAGTTAGCAAGGACTGTTGCAGGTGGAAATGCGAAAGTCTGCCACTTGGAATTATCCACAAGTGCTGTGGCAAGTGTCGTGCGAAGAGTTGTAATAGGTGCGGTCATTGACTACCCGACCATTGATGAGGGCGAAAGCGCATGAGCGATAAGCCCACGCACCTTCGCCAAAAGCTGTGCTGACATCCTGTATGGACTTGGTTGAAAATCAACTGCATTAGATCCGCTTAATGTTGCGGTGCGTGCTTGCCAAATCTCGACACTTATCATTAACGCCGCGTTCTGAATTGCTGCATCAGTAGACCAGTCCACATAAGTGTCTGCTGTTACTGTGCCAAAAGGTTGAACTGGATGCTCTACTGCTGGAGTGTTGTTGTTGCCTGTAATTGCGTAAGTGATTGAGTAATCGCCTACTCCAGTGAGAGTCTTAGATCCATTGTGCTTTGAGCCATTGCCAGTGATAACCACTGTCTGACCAACATAAAAGACTTTTTCTACTCTGTCTTCAAAGTAAAGTGTGCCTGTTGTTGCTGTGTTGCTATGTGCAATGTTGAAATAGTTGTTAGTCCAGAGCATAGGCAGTAGAACTGCATCTGTAGCATCACAGACTTCCTGCAAGGTTGCATCGGGATACAGCGTACCGACTCCGAGTGTTGAGCGGAGTTCTGCGACTGTTGTTAAGCTCATCCCGATTCCTTTCTAAAGACTCTGAGGGGTAGAGGGCTACTACCCCTCAGAGCGTACTTAGTTACCTGTTTTTATTAAGTTAGGTTGAACTTACGAACACCCTTACCTGACTTAGCAAGGTAGATTGCCAAGTATCCGTAAAGGTTGATCTCGATCTCGCCTGATGTCAAAACATTTACGCGAAGCTGTGTTGTTGGTGATTCCCATGTGTAAACAGATGATGGAGCAACCAAGAACATTGAGTTGTCAACAACACCTGATGTAGAGATGTTATGGTCAACGATTAGGTCTGTACCAAGTACGCCACCAACTACAGATGTAGCTACCGCGTTACCTGATGCATTTTGTGTAGCACCCTGAGCTGAATAGAGGCTGCGTCCAGTTGAATCCGCGAAGCCAGCAATTGCCGCCCAAGCGTCTGTAGAAGCGACTAGCTTGTTAGCGAAGTCTCCGCCTGTACCCTTGTAAGCTGCTGCGCCTTCTACAGATACGAATGACTGTAGTCCAGCTGCTGTTGCTGCTGTTGTTGCTGCTGTTGTTCCTGATGAAACATAAGCTGCTAGAAGCGCTGCATCTGTAGCCTTCTCGTATGCCTTGCGGAGCTCAGCCATCATTAGTTCCATAAACGCTGGAGATGAACGGTCGACCAACTCGAAAGATACTCTCTGAAGTCCACTGAACTTCTCGATCGAAATAGTGTCGTACGCACTTGTCATGCCTGTTTCGCTTGGAGCCGATCCTTCATTGGTGTCAGCGACAGTCGGTGCAACATCTGGAGTACCCGCATTGGTGTAAAGGCGAGGCACTGTGAATGACATCCCGTCAATTCCTGCAAGTGAACCGCGAGTTGCAGCTTCAAATGCTGGACGACCTGTGAATGTATCTGTGATGAAAGTATTTAGGTGAGATGGCAAAGTTAGACCTGTATTTGTTGAGGTCGAATCATCTGCTGCACGAACTGTGCGACGAGCTTCGTCATCGCCTAGAGCTGCCTTTAGGTTAGCTTCTAGGTATTGTGCTGATGTGATTGGTGCTACGCGCTCGCGCACGAATGTAGTTGCTGTCACTACAGTTGGGCGAGCAGCTTCAACCGCTGCTGCTTCTACTGCTGGTGCTGCAACTG